CAGCGATAGTAGGTACTAACTTTCACCCTAGCGCGCGCCCTGGGCGTGATTAGGTGAGCGCGCTATCAGAAGCGCGGAGAGTTGCGCTATGAGCTTCGCGCGCTCTGCGCGTGGGTAGGTACAAGGGAGAAGATAAATACCCCGTGCGCAAGCTCTCATGACTTCGTGGCCTTGTTTAATTGTTTTATGTCGATCTCTTCGCGCGCGCTGGTTGGGAGCGCGTCGGGCTGGTGTTCGATGATGCGCGCGTTGGCGCTGCTGATTATTTCGCTTAAATTTAAAGTATGAGTATGCTCTTGCTTTTCAGCCCATCTTTCCTTATCGGCTGATTTCAGATAAAACTGGATGGCTTGAAATTCTCCATCTTCTATTTTTTCCATGAGTTTGGAAGTTGCTCTAGTTAATCCTTTTGCCTTTCCTCTCTCTAATGCGTCATTTATTTCTTGTTTTTTTTTGCGGTTTTTATCAAAGGCGCTCCAAGAAATACCAAGGGAACGGCAAATATCCATGACTCCCATATTTAAGCCAGCCAAATATTCAACTTGATTAATTTGATCTTGTGTAAGAATTAATGCCTTTCGTCCTCTCTTTTTAGGCGTTTTTTGTTCCATAATTCATTTTTATTAGTAATTAATTGTAATTAATTAATATTCCCTTATGCCCTTTAGTTTAAAGGATTTGCATAAAAACCCATAACTTTTATATATAAAGAAACAATGTTTTTTATTAAATGTGTTGCAATGTGGGAAAATGTGCGTATTATAGATAGTATTCATTAACTAATTAAGGAGAGTAAAATGACAAAAAAGCACTTTATAAAACTAGCTAAACTAATTAAGGATAATAGCCATTTTAGAAACAATCCAATGCTTGCTATTGATAAAAGCGAATTTGTGAATGGTTTATGTGATTTCTTAAGGCAAGAAAATCCAAATTTTGACGAGGTCAAATTTAGAGAAGCTACAGGAGAAATTACAGGAATGTAACCCCCCCACGATTTAGCGCCCCGTCTTTTCGGGGCTTTCGTGGTATTAACTAACTACTTTTAAGGAGAGTACAAAATGAGTAAAGAAAATCATATTTGGATATTAGAGAAAAATCTAATTGAAGAACTAAACGACAACAAAGAGGAGATATTAAATTCTTCATACCCCGAAGATTTAATTAATGATTATGCAGATAGCTGGATTCCAATATATAACTGGGATGTATTAGAAACCGCTCAATCTGATGTTTATTTATTAAGCGAAGCAGACGAAGACGAGACAGGCGGGAGCATAGTTCAAAAATTACAATATGCTATTTATTCTAGATTATTAGAAGCAGGCTGCAAGTGGCTACAAGATAACCAAGATCAAGAGGTGGCCTAAATGAATAATTCAAAAATTAAATTCTCTATCGAGGGATCAAAAGATAACCCTATTTATGAAGCAATTGATGTTCACCCGCAAAGATGGAATGGCTGGCTATGTCCTATAGTAACCATTGAGACAGCCTTAAAAATAGCTGAAGACATATTTAATAAAGATGATCTAGCTAATAATGATCCATACCATGACATACATGGAGCAATAACAGAAGCAAGAGAGAACCTTGAAAATACTGTTGATGTTGGTTGCGGGTTAATTTGGGATGAAGTGGAAGAAGTTAAAACATTTCCAAAAAATAGCTGGACTTGTTTTGATAGAACTGAGGTTGATCTTGCGGGTATCAGATACACAATAACCCCAACATATTGGAATAAAATTATTAATGATGATATGCCAAGGTTAAAAGAAATCCTCGGAGACAGATTATATGAATGGGCGATTGATGGCGGTCATACTGTAGAAATACCACAAGATGAAATATTCTGTAAGGAGGTGATCTAATGAATATTATTACTAACTTTGGAAATAAACGCTTTTATGGAAACGCTAAAGAACTTAAGCAAAGAATTAAGCTAGAGCGCAAAATATACCTAGTTGATTGGGTTGATGGTTATGGAGAAGTACCAAAAGAAAAGGTTTCTCTATATACGCTCATTAACTCGGATGATTGGGCCTTAGATGATGAATTTATAGCCCAGTTACATTTTCTTAAAGATGATGCAACGCTTACATATTCAGACCCTAGCGGAACTTTAACCTTTACCAAGCAAAAGGAGGTGATCTAATGGACTGGGGAAATAATAAACCGAGATACATTGAAGCACTACACACCGCCCCAATAACTTTTGATCTAGAAGAGCTGGGGATTGATTTTGATAGTGTCAAAGACTACGACATAAAGTATGGGGATTTAACTGTAACCTTTAAAGATGGAACAATTAAAACATATACCAATGGGGATGTTGGATATGCTTACCAAGAGACAATCTATGACTCTGACTGGTATGAAGTTGAGGGCTTAAACTAATGAGCGTTATTAAATACAACTTCAGCAAGCCAAAGATTAACCGCCAAGAATTAGAGCTCTTAAACTTCTTCTTAGCGCACACCAACGACAACCCGCTAATCAACCCCGAGGCCTTGGAGCTGTTCAAGGCTAACGGCTACAGCGCGAAAAATTACCAAGACTTAGTAAACAAAGTCAAAACCATTCTAAAAACTTATAAAACCAAGGGGGGAAAATGAATATATGGAATGAAAATTACATCATTAAAATTGCAGTAAAAATTGATGATTGCGATACAGAAGATGAGGCAATTGAGATTATTGAAAAGAAATTAAAAACAAAAGAACTCAATTTAAACAGAATGGAGTTTTTTGTAGAGAAATTATAGGAGATAGAAAATGAAAGTTAATGATCTAACACCAAAACAATTCGCTAGGCGCGAAATAATTAAATACTTGCGCGATCTATTCGACAATCCAGCAAAGTATATAAAAGACTTCGACAGCTACACACACAGGCAGCAAGAAGAGATCTTGCGCCATATATCGCTGGACGAGCATAGAATCGATAAACTTTTAAATTTACCAATGGGGGAATCATGAGCGCGATTAGTAAAAATATATATATAAATAGAAAAGATTGTTACGGAAATTTTGAAACAGTTGACGAATTCAATCAAGGGCGTAAATACGCCAAGGAAATGTTAAAAGAATATCGCTCATCTGATTCTGGCGCGTATTATTACATGAGCCAAAGATGTTGTAACAATTGGCTAAAAAATGAAACTTATAAACAAATGGGGGAATCATGAGCGTATTTGATATAGATAAAAAATCCAACACATCAGCATATATTCAAATGGGTAATGTAACTGTATATGTTGACAACTCAACGGGCGAACAGATTGTAAAAGTTTGGAAGACTGCACGAGATACAGGGCAAATTTCAGACATTCACAACTCATGTTTTGATATTGAAAAACAAAAAAGGGTAAAACTATGACACAGCATAAAGAAATGATCGAAGAGGCCAAACTTTTACTAAATAGCGAAAGGGAAAACATCCCAAGCATGAGCAAGAACTTTAGCAAGGATTATTGGATCTTAACCTATCCATGCGGGAAGATTGTTAAAACCTACGAGGATAAACGCAAGAATGATGTAGTTATCCAGGAATCATACTAATGATTGAAACAATAGGCTTCATCTTTGGTATTGGTTTTCTTATTTGGTTAGTCATAATCTTAGCGCTATGGCTAATCATTAATCATTGGGGGAATATGTAATGTCATACACACAAGCGCAATTTAAATACACCAACCATATGCGCGAACACTACGGACTCATAGGCGAAATAGAATACCCCTCCCGCACCCACTCGCACCAAGACAAAAACGGCAATTGGCTGCTTATCTCGGAACAAGGCCTAAAAATGGCAAAAGTATTTAAAAACGGGTCTATAATAGCTTAACCAGTTAATAACCAATCAACGGAGCGCACCAAGGTAGTTTTACTCTCCTTCCCCCAGTTAGCTACCGCGCTCCACCTGCTCGCGCAAGTGCGCACCTAAACCAACCAATAAAAAATGCTTCCTACCCCCCGCCTGGGATTTCCTGAGCCGCTTACGCTCACCCTCTAAGACACACCAAAGAACCTCCTTATCTAATAACTCGCTCATCCCACGACTCGCGCTAGTCCTATGTACCCCTATCATCTTGCAATAATAACTAATGGCATCGTGGCTGCTCCAAGTCTGCCATCGGTAGCGCTCGCACACGCTCCAAAGTAAAAGTTTCGCTACTGGCGATAAATCTTCTCTCCCCGCGTGCGCGCGATACCAATTCCAAACTTGCTTGCGCAATTTCGAATAGTCTCTAAAGGCTGAATTGTATTTCATGGCGATGAATGGTGATTCGCTTTCGTTCTCCACCTCGCCCGCGCTCACCCACCAATATTCTCTTTTAATGCTGTCTCTCAATGTCTTCTCCTAATAATCTAATTCTCTTTTTAGAGACACAAAACCCCTTAAGGGTTTTTGTCTCTCTATACGTATATAAGTACGTAACGGATATTTGTAGCGATTTGATGCTATCGTTGCTGTGATTTGATGCCATCGTTGTAGCGATTTAGTGCTGTTGTTGTCGCTCCCCGCTACAAGCTAACCAATACCACCAGGCATAAAAAAAACCCAATCATGCTTAAAATCATCTTTTGTTCATGGTTCATTCTTGCTTCTCCTCCTTGTCAAACCCAAAGGCTACTTGACTAATAATGTTCTCAATTCTTTTGTAAGTATCTAAATCTTCTTTTGATTTGTGGGCCTGTCGATCTATCTCGGTGGCGTAATCACCGAGGACAGTAACAATGATATGTTTATCTTTTTCGCTTAGAATCAGTCTCATTTTTTTGCTCCTTTTTTGGCTTCTTCTTACCAAAGATTTTCTCCCAGATCGGAAGAG